AATACGCAGCTTCTACTATTGCATACCTTTCTAAGAAGAAAGTAAGAGATGGTACTGAGATTACTGGTATCATTATTAAAGCTAAAATGTTTAAATCAAGGATAGCAAAAGAGAATACACAAGCAGAAGTACTGTTATCATATACAGGTGGGTTAGACAGATATTATGGATTACTAGAGTTTGGTGAGAAGCATGGTATATTTAAGAAGTCTGGTAATAGATATGAAATGGGTGAATCTAAGTTATATGGTAAACAGATATTAAAAGAACCTGAAAAGTATTTTACTGAAGAGGTATTAAAGCAGATAGATGAAGCCTGTAAAACAGAATTTACTTATGGAACAGTTTAACTTTTTATCTATAGATCAATGTGATGGATTAATTGACTGGTTTCAACATCAGAAAAAAGCAGGTAAGACTATAAACCAGAAAACAAAAGTTATACCTGATTATGTTGCTCCTTATACTCATGATAGATATAATACAGAAACTGAACTTGCTCAATTAGAAGATGCGTATCTTCCAAGAGACGATATCTTATGCAAAGAGCAATTTGAATTAGTAAATAATTATGCTGCAAAGTATGGTAAACAAATTAAAACTATGCATGGTTTGATAGTTACAAGTTATCCTATAGGTGGTTTCATACAATGGCATGTTGACAGAGATGGAGATAGTCTTTTTAGTACAGCTATGCATTTAAATACAGATTTTGAGGGTGGTGAATTGCAATTTGGGATAGATGCTAATGGTAAAAAACAAATTAAAAATATAACTGAGGGAATAAATTATTATGAGGAAGTACAAGCAAAAGGTGAGATTTTTATAGAGACAATTAAACCATATCATACAGCTGATAAAAAAGCTGGGCAAGGTATGATTTATAGTTCAGACAGTTGGCATAGAGTTAAAGAAGTTACAGCAGGAACAAGATATAGTTTATTAGGATGGTTTCATGGAGGTGATATATGATAACACAAAAAATACTTGAAGGCTTAATTAATAGTGATGATTATGTACGTACAGCTAAACCTTATCTAAAAGATGAATACTTTAAAGAACATTCAGAAAAAATTATATTCGAAGTAATTAATAACTATATTGACAAGTACAATAAGTGTCCTAATGTAGAGTCTATAAAGGTAGATTTAGACAATAGAACTGATCTTAATGAAGATCAACATTCCACTATTTCTAAATACGTTCAGGGTATGGTGCCCGGCAATACTGATATAGAATGGTTAGTTGACGAGACAGAAAAGTTCTGTCAACACCAAGCGATCTATAATGCTATTATGGAGTCTATTCAAATACTAGATGGTAAGACTAAGACTCAAAAGGGTGACATACCCACACTACTAACTGATGCACTTTCAGTTACATTTGATCCTCACATTGGACATGACTTCATTGGGGACGCAGATGAGCGGTTTGAATTCTATCATAGAAAAGAACATAAGCTGCCATTCAATCTTGATTGGTTCAATAAAATTACTAAAGGTGGTCTATCTAAAAAGACATTAAATATCTGCCTGGCTGGTACTGGAGTAGGTAAGTCTCTATTCATGTGTCATTGTGCAGCAGCTAATATGTTGGATGGTAAGAACGTATTATACATTACTATGGAGATGGCTGAAGAAAAGATTGCTGAACGTATTGATGCTAATTTGATGGGTGTAACTATGGATGAGTTATCTGTATTACCTAAAGAAGCATATGATAAAAAATTAAATAGAATAAAAGATAAAACTACAGGCAAGATAATCATAAAAGAATATCCTACTGCTGGTGCTGGGTCTAATCATTTTAGACATCTTTTAAATGAACTAAAAATGAAACGTAACATTGTTCCTGATATAATTTATATAGATTATCTGAACATATGTATGTCATCAAGAATTAAATACGGTGCTAGTGTTAACTCTTATACTTACGTAAAAGCTATTGCTGAAGAACTAAGAGGGTTGGCTGTGGAGTTTAATGTTCCAGTTGTATCAGCTACACAAACTACTAGGTCTGGATTTAGTAGCTCAGATATTGGGCTAGAAGATACTTCTGAGTCATTTGGATTACCAGCTACTGCTGACTTTATGTTTGCTATTATTGCAACAGAGGAACTAGATCAATTAGGTCAGTTCCAAGTTAAGCAGTTGAAGAATAGGTATAGTGATCCAGGTTTGTACAGAAGATTTATATTAGGTGTTGACAAAGCTAAAATGTTATTGTATGATGTAGAGCAGTCAGCTCAAGTAGGTCTTATGAATGACGACACACCTAGTGGCAATAATGATGATCCAGATCGTCGCAAACTTTTTGAGGATTTTAAATGAGACATAAAATATATGAACATAAAAATGGTGGATATAAAATTGAAAAGAAAAAGAATAGATATCATCTTAAAGAACTAGCTACTAATCAATCCATATGTGACTATGGATATTCGACTGAAGCAAAAGAGATTATAAACAAATATAAATTAGGTGCTGGGTTCAATGGTTGGACTCCTGGTTTCATGGTAGATAGTGGAAGTAGGTATTCTAACGTAGTTATAGATGATGAAGATGATCAATTATTAGAGGAGTACTAATGCAAGTATCAGTCAAAGGAGCGGACAGAAAGCTAGGTAATTTATTACGTAAGGCTTGTAAGTTTTATGGTAACGAGTTAATGCATGGTAATTTATCTAAGCATGTTAGTATTAAAATACTACATCATAATAAATCTAAAGAGTATCCAGATAAAGGTTCATGTATATGGGATGATGGCTGGAACTCAAAGAAACCAAGAGAGTTTCTTATTACTATAGCTAGAGGTCAATCAAAAATAGATAAACTTCATACGTTAGCACATGAGATGGTTCACGTTAAGCAATATGCTAAAGGTGAAATGGATGGTATACTACACAAAGATGGTTTTCAAAAATGGAAGGGTGCTGAGTTTAAATTGAACCCTAGAGTTAATCCAGCTAAGACATCTGGTGGTATTATGACAAAGAAGTATGACTATTATTATTTGCCATGGGAGATAGAAGCGTATGGTCTTGAAGTAGGACTGACGTGGTATTTTAGAACACAGTTTGGAATTAAATAATGGATGCATTCCCAGAGGCGCAAAACTTCTTAGATGGTTTACATCATGCTACCAGGCATAAGTGTATAGAAGAATATGTACAGGTCTTTTTAGAAACATATAAGTTGACTGGAGACATAAAGTATAGTAAAAATAATGCATTGAAGGTATCCCTTCATGAACGTGACACAGAAATATTAGAATTGTAAAAATAACAAGGAAAAATAATGGAATCTCAAGATATAGTGTTTATATTTAATACGTTTTCATTCCTAGTAAATGGAATACTGGTAATGTTAATGGCCGCAGGCTTTTGTATGTTAGAAGCAGGTATGGTAAGAACTAAAAGTGTGGCAACAATATGCACGAAAAATATTGTATTATATTCTATGGCAGGAGTGTTATACTTTTTAGTAGGATACAACTTAATGTATTCAGGAGTAGATGGAGGCTTTATAGGAACTTTTAGTCCCTTTGATGTAGCTGATCCAGCTATTGAAACTTCAGAAGGTGGATATGCAGGAGCCTCAGATTGGTTCTTCCAGATGGTATTTGTAGCTACAGCTGCTTCAATAGTATCCGGAGCAGTTGCTGAACGGGTTAAGTTATGGCCTTTCATAGCTGTGGTTGTAGGATTAACCGCAATAATATATCCAATACAGGGTTCATGGACATGGGGAGCAGGCTGGTTATCTGAATTAGGATTTAGTGACTTTGCTGGATCTACTATAGTTCATTCTGTAGGAGGTTGGTGTGCATTAGTAGGATGTCTAGTTGTTGGTGCAAGAAAAGGTAAGTATTCAAAAAAGGGTAAGGTTAATTCAATGCCTGCTTCTTCATTGCCTTTAGCAACATTAGGCACTTTTCTATTATGGTTTGGTTGGTTTGGATTTAATGGTGGCTCTCAATTAGCTCTTGGGTCAGTAGCAGATGCAAGTGCAATGG